GCTGGACAGCGGTCAATCATTAAAACTAGGCGTCTATCGATGACAAAAATTTCGTCATGTCTACCAGCTGATGCTGGACAGACTTTGACTATAAAAATTCAAAGATTTCCGCCCAGCCATGTTGACAGCTGGTTTTGGCCTACGTATCCGGGCGCTCGAGATACGATTTACACCAACTAAGGATCAGATCGGAATTGATACCGATCAACCGAAGTGGGTAGGGGCCTACTTTAGTAATACAATTACTGCTATAATAGTGAAGAATTTTAGATTTATTCAACTTGAGACATGTGAGCACGGCACACAACACTGACTTAATTCCTTTTCCCGGAGGTTCAGTAAAAAGTACGTGAATGTCGTTCTCACGCTCAATAATTATCACTATCCGAATATGGTAACAATCAGAATACGTTTGTAAAATCTGTCTCTCACGAAGAGAAGGTTTCTCCATCGTATGATAGAAAAGCACTCCTAAAACGCGAGAGTACAGAAAAGACTTGTCTCCTGGTCCCATACCGTTATCAGTAAATTCCATGTTTGTGGCAATAGCTAACTTTTTCCTATTACTAAAAACGTCCGTATATTGGGTGAACGAAGGAGCAGGAACTAGTGTAATAGCAGTAGTCACATCACAGAAAGGCATTTCAAAGCCACTGGTAGGATCAAACTTGCATCCGCCCAGTGTATGACTACGCGAATACTGGCTTGACAACCTCAATGCTCGTGCAGAGAGGTTTCCAGCGTGAGGGATACAATGGTTAAGTGATCCCTCTTGTGAGTGCTTCAACTTAGCACTCCCCTGTTCCTCCTTGGGTCTGGGGAACAGGGAGACCTTTTGGGTCGTTCCGGTCTGAGGATCTAATCCCGAACTCGCCTCACAGAGTTCTAGATCAGAGTTTATCAACTCAGACCAAGTTGCCGCGGATGGTTGCCGCGGACTTAAAATAGGAGTTTTGGGGGCAAAAAGTTTGCATGGTTGACAAACTTGTTCTATATCATCTACATCAAAGCTGACTACTGGTTTAGATTGTCGGCTATGTCTGTTCTTACCGAGTGTCTCCAGAGCCGTACCATCACTACTCTCAGGTTTACACTCATCAGGTAATGCAGAAATAAATGAAACATAATTTCTCCCAGAGAAAAAACAGATGATGCCGCAAAGAGAATCAATTGCAACCGTCGCAATAAATAGACAACGTGCTGCCTTTAAGCGGATGGCCTGTAGCTTTAGCCTGTATTGAATAACAAGCGGCTCCACAGTCCTACGCACCATACATTGTTCTTCTGTCGCTTCACTTTCGTTATCAGTAGCTTCCGTACTACTACTTTCTGCCTTAACGTCATCGGGCAGATAATTCAAAAAGAAAGAGATGGCTCCCAAAGTTAATTTGGTCATCATGACACTAATGACAGTCGTTTTGTACAAATATCGTTCAAAGACTTCATCAAAGAAATAGTAAACAT